CAACCGAAATGCCAATGTCTACAACAGATCCACCAAAAATCGGCACAAATGTATTTGTTGAATTTTGCAATTCAATTGTGACCGAATCATTGATGCCAATTACAACATTAGATTGATCTAAATTGATAATTTCGAGATTTGTGTATCCGGCTTGCGCTTGCTCATAAATGTTGGTGCGACCGCTGGTGATTGTTAGATTTGCCAAAATGGCGGTTTGGTATTGCACACCGCCAATAGTCACTCGCCAAACAGGATTAAAAATGGTCATGCTATTTGTAGGCTTCCTGCGCCGCCTGTGCCTCTGTAAAATGAATCATTGAGTGTTTCCACAATTGTGCGTGCTGTGCCTTCTCGATCAAAAGCTCCTGTGACTGTCAAATTGATGGTTGTGCCCATTGATGCAGCCTCAGCCATACGGAATCGACCGGGATTGAAATTACTAGAAACCGCGGTGTTGGCAGCTGCCGCCGCTGCCGCCGTTGATGCTGATGCTGCGACATTAGCAATTGGTGTTGGCGTGACTGTAGCTGTGGGTGTCGGGGTCGCAGCTGGTTTAAAACCACTTGGCAATGATGCTGATGGCACCGAAATGCCACCTGTTGAGGTCGAGCTACTCGATGAACCAACCTTGCCAATGCTTGCAATGTCTGAACCCGGCTTGATCAGATTGATGCCTTTGATGACTAAATTGATCCCATCAATTGCGGTGTTGATGATACCTTTTAAAGCACCCAAAACATTTGAAATCAAATTCAAAACTGTGCTTGCTACAGTACCGGCAACGCTAAAAGCGGCTCCAATGACGTTGCCGATTATTGGTGCGACGGCTTTGACTACATCAAAAAAGGCTTGAAATTCATCCTTGTTTTCAATGACTGTTGCTTTAATCTTTTCAAAAGCTGATCGCAAACCTTCAAAGATTGGTTGAACAAATCCTTTGATTGAGTTTGCCAAATTGGTAAGTGTGCCTCCCATGCCTTCCGGATTTGAGCTGAAAGCATCGGCAACCTGTTGGACAATTGGGATGACCTTTTCTGAAAATAAAGTAGCCAATTCCAACACTATGGGCAAAAGTGCCTCACCAATAGTAACTTTTGCGTTTTCTAATTGCGCTGTGAGAATTCGTGTTTTGTTGGCAAGGCCATCGCTGGTGCGCTCAAAATCGCCTTGTGCAGCTGATGTTTGTTTGTAAATTAACGCTTGAGCTGCCAAAACCTTTTGCTGTGGTGTCAAAGCATTTTTGGTTGTGCTGATGATTCCTAATTCCAAAGCCGCTTGCCGCATTGAGGCATCGTCAAGCAAAACGCCGTATTGTCGGAGCGGCTCAGCTTCTCCACGCAAAGCCGATCCAATAGCATTGATTGCTTGCTCTGGTGATGTGTTGTTAAATGAGGCCAAATCTGATGACAATTTTACAAAGTCAATTGAGAATTTGCTCAAATCCTTGCCGCTTAATCCGGCGGCTTTTCCAAATGTCGCAAATGTTGCAGCTGCATCCAATGCCTGTTGTTTTGTCTGGCCTAGCGATCCAGCCGCGCTGTCGGCAAATTTTTCAATGTCATCAGCTGTGTCACCAAATAACACGCCGACCTTCGAAATAGTTTCGGATAAATCTGATGCAGCCTTGACAGCATCCACGCCAATTTTGAGCGCCATCGCACCTGCGGCGGCAGCAACAGCGGCAAATGCCAAAGCTGCCTTTTTGCTAAAATCACCGATCTTGCCAGCAAAGCCATCAACATCTTTTGCGCCTACATTGAGACTCTTTTTGAGTTCATCAACATCGGCCAAAATGGAGAGTTTAAGCGTTCTACTTTCGCGTGCCATCACCACTCCTTAAGAATCTTTGAAAAAGCATTTTCCCACTCGGCAACGATGTGAGGCTGTTCGGCGCGCAATGTTGGGTAAATAAAAAGACCAAGCGAGCCAATTCCACCGGGAGCGCGACCAGACCACAACGGAAATTGCTTAAATTTATTCGAACCGAATTCATAGCCGCCCCAAAGCGATTGAGTAGTTCCACCGCCTGAAAATTTTTGAGCAACAAAACCAAAGCTGATTTCACCGACTTTCGATGATTTGCTAACTCTGGAGCCTTGTGCAATCCGAATAGCTGCCTTATTTGGCCGAGCACTAGCTGCGGCCGTAATTTTCGATTGCACATAAGTGGCCAAGCCATTTGAAACGCCTTTGGCCTGTTGGACGGCTTCCTCATCCATAGCCTTAAAAGCTCTGATAATTCCGCGCAAATCAGCCTTGTTATAGGTGATCGGATCAGTTGCCATCTCGTGTCCTTAGAATCTCAAAAGCGGTTAAAACATCCTCTGGTGTTTGAAACTCTGATCGTGACAATCCTGTATGGATAGCCAATTCCCAAATGATCCGGTTTAAGGTTCCCGGCTCGTAGCTTTTGGGTTTTCGGTTTCTCCCATGTTTATGTCAGTTACAGTCTCGCACCATACTTCGAAAGACTTCACCGGCTTGCCACCGGCCTCGCGCTTCATTGCGTGATACGCCAAAAACAATAAATCCGCAATGCCTAATTTCTCAGACACTTGCTGGATTGTGTTGCCTGTCTTTTGTTCCCATTTCATCCACTCCGGTGGGAGCGCGGTATAGGTCGCGCTCTCCCCGGCCGTGTATTCAATTGTGATCGCTAGTTTCATTTTTGCTCCCGATTCTTATTCTTAGCTAAATGTTTCTGTTGGTTGTCCAACGACTGTCAATGCCCATGTGTCGGTCAGCGCGCCCGGAGCCGCACCGCCAGCTGTTGGGAAAATTGGCAATACATTGAAAGTAAATACCGCGCCTGATGCAGCTGTAAAAGATACGGCAACAGTCGTGTTCGCAGCTGTTTCAGCGTTTGACCACATTGATTCAAATAGTGATCCATAGGCTGGGTTCGCACCCCAGTCTTGCAACAATTCAATTGTGAAAGTCCATTGCTTATCGATCGATTTGTAAGCGCGGCCATCGAGAGTCTGGTACGTCTCGATAATCGTGTCACATGAAAGTGTGGCGGATGTGGTTTGTGCATCGTATGGCTTTGTGTCCAATGTAAATGTCACATCGCGGCCGGTAATGATTGTAGTTGTCATTTTTTCTCCTTAATTGGTGTAGTAGGTGCTTACTTGTAAATCGGCCGTGAGGTATTTACCTGCACCGACTTCCAATGGTTGTGGTTGATTAACATTGCCGACTTCGTAGCCAACAGGCATTGCGCCGATAATCGAGATCATCAATTTTTCAAGATTGTCCAAAGCTGCCGCATTGTTCATGTATGCAACAACCCCAGTTACAGTCAGATTGACTTTGACTCTCGTTGTGCTTTTTCCGATTAAAACGCTTTCGAAATAAGGTGCATCCGGCACCAAACAAATGGATGGGCTGGTCATTGTTTCTGGGATGCCGTTATAGACATTGGCAGCAATGGATGAAAGTGCTGTTTTCAATGGTGTGCGGATTTTTGATTCAATGCTCATTGACACATCGTTTCAACATCAAGAAACGGGCCTAAAAGACCAATGACTCTATTGGAAAGGCTGCGGCCTAAAACGAAAGGTGAAGGCTGAAAATTGTCTGACATGATCTGGTTGCCCGGAGCTGTAATGCTCTGGAAAATCTCAACGGCTACAACCAAAATTGCATTTTCAATTGGTGGTGTGGATGCATACAGCTGGGCTGCCGATGATCCACTCAATGTCGCTGTTGCCGCTGGAATAAACGGCAATGGATAGTCACGATTAGCTGCATTTGTGGCAGCCGTAAAAGTGTAAGGCTCAATCCGATCATCGGTGACTGTATAAGTCGCGCTGTAAGTTCCGGCCCCGGTAACAACAACAGATTGACCCGGCACAAAATAATTTGGCCGCATTGTGGTGAAATAAATGACGGATTCATCCACATTGGCGAAAGTCACCGATGATTGGTATTGCGTAAGTAAAGGCAAAATAGTCTGCTCAGCGGAATCTATGTAAGAGTCCAATTGAGCATCACTATACAAGGAAACCGAGACACCAAGAATTGCTCTCAGCTGTGCGGCTGTGACTATTGCTGGCATCTCGGTTCCTTTCGTGTCAGTAATGTTCGGGAGCGACCATTACCGATAGTGATTTACGGGAGGTTGTTGAATTGTGCGCCGTTTGGCACCTTGGCAGCTAATGCGCCGTAGCCGTAATACAGGATGTCAATTGTTCCATCGCTGTTGATGTTGCTGCGTAGCGTAAAGCGTGGGCTCTCATACCATGTGTATGAATCTGGGTTTACAACTACCATTGAAGAATCGCCTTCAGCTGTTGTTGTACCAGCGTTACCAAATGAGCGTGAAACATAAAGGTTTAGACCCGGTGAAACTACACCGCGCAATGAATCTCCTCTTACATTTCCGGCCGCATTGGAAGGTTGAGCCGCATTGTATAGCGGTGATCCATTGTCGTTGTATCCCATAATGTTTCCCCATTGTGTAGGTGAAACAATCAATGAGCGAGCGAATCCAAGTGATGCGCCATAAACATTTGCGGCTGCCTTAGATGTGTATCCAAGAAATCCGGTTGATGAATTTGCTGATTGTGCTGTCACAGTAGTGACGGCCGCTTGCATTGCTGCAAGTGCATACTCATCAGTCTCTTTTGCATAAGCGAACTCGAGATTTTGAAGGAGAGCTGTGAGGTACTCCGGCCGTGACCTATCAATGAGCTCAACAGTACTAATGGCTCTACCTTTGAAAGGCTGAACAGAAACAGAAAGAAAGGTTGCAGATAGTGATGATTCTGTAACTGGATCGTTTTCATCGATTGGCAATACTGTAGGTACAGCGGTTACGCGAGGCAGCTCAAATGTCATGCCTTCGGCAACAAGAGTTTCACGGCTGATGCCATCGATTGTGCCACGATCAGCATTTGCAAGTGCATTGATGACTTGTGTGCTTTGTGGTGTTGGGATCATGCCGGGTGCGGTTGATGTTGTGTTGTCAGCTGCCTTGACATACTGGCGTGAATCCTCATCGTGCAAAACGCTTGCGCGTAGGTAGTGCTCAAG